ATTGCCGACACCACTGGCAACCTACCAATCCTGATTGGGTAGATTCAGAAGGAAACTACAAATTAGATTGACAAACTCGGTAATTAAAATTAAGGAGTAAACATGGACGAGAATAAGAACTCGGTAGAGCAAACACAAGCTACTGAAACAAATGTGGAAACAAAACCTGAAGTTTCTAAGGAGACTGAAAGTAAAGTTGAATCTAAAGTTGAATCTAAAGCATTTACTGAAGATCAAGTAGAAGCAATAGTTCAAAGAAGATTAGACAGATATAAAAAGAATGTATCTACTAAACTTGATGGACTAGATATAGATGAAGCTAAAAAACTTTTAGAAGAAAAGAAACAGAAGGAACAAGAACTCGCTTTACAAAGAGGCGAATTTGATAAGGTGTTGAAAGATACTGTATCAAAGAAGGATACTAAAATATCTGCTTTGGAATCTGAGTTACAGAAGATTAGAATTGACGAAACATTAGTCAATACTGCTTCTAAGCTTAAAGCGATTAATCCTAATGAAGTGAAAGCTTTATTAAGACAATCCTTAAAGTTAAATGACTCAGGTAGTGTTGAGGTAGTTTCTGAAACAGGAACTCCAAGATACAATGAAAAAGGCGATATAATGAGTGTAAACGAATTAGTTGCTGAGTATCTAAATAACAATCCACATCATGTGGTTGCTACCCCAAGTGGTAGTGGTTCACAAAGTGGTATTGGTGGCAATACACTCAAGCCTTTTAATATAAAAGATTTGGATTTGAATAAAGCAGAAGATCGTAAGGTTTATGCAGAACACAAAAGACAAAGAGAGAGTGGTGGGTTGAAGGCAAATTTAATAATTAACAACTAACCATAAAGGAAATATAATAACATGGCAGACGAAACAACCAGTTCTACACTAGCAGAACTATACACAGACGTAGTACAAGAAGCGATCTTCAATTTTCAAGAAACTTCAGTAATGCGTCCGCTAGTAACAACTTACAATATAACAGGACAAGGTAAAACTGTTCAAGTACCAGTTTACCCAGCAATTTCTGCGGCGGCTGTTGCAGAAGGAACTGACCTTGCAAACACAGCGATTGACCCTACAGCAGTAGATATTACTGCAAGTGAGATCGGTGTAATGACTACACTTACAGACTTAGGTAGAGATTCTGCTCAAAGAAATGTAGGTTCAGACATTGGTAAATTATTTGGAGATGGACTAGCTTCTAAAGTTGATACAGACTTAGCGGCTTTATTCAGTTCATTTACTGCGGCACTTGGTGCGGCGGGAACTGAATTAACTCCTGAACTTTTATTCCAAGCACAAGCAACTTTAAGAGCATTGAATGTACCAGCACCTTATTATGGTGTATTCAACCCTAAAGCTGTTTTCAACTTGAAGAAAGTTCTAACTAATGCTGGATACAGCACAGGTGCAAATGCAATTTCTGATAAAGGAAACCAAGCATTGAATGATGGCTTCGTTGGAAGAATAGCTGGAATTGATGTATTTGAAAATGCAAACATAGCTATTGATGGAGATGATGATTCAGTTGGTGCAGTATTCCACCCAGCATCAATCGGTTTAATTATGAAATCGGACATTAAAATAGAAAATCAAAGAAATGCTTCGCTAAGAGGCACAGAAATTGTTGCTTCTATGACAGTTGGTCAAGCGATTGTTAAGAATGACTTTGGTGTTAAAATCACTGTAGACTCTGCATTTTAATTAATGCTAATAATGGTGGGGAGTAAAATCCCCACCTTTTAATAAGGAATTCAAATGGCAAATTTTAGTACAGACGCAGATTTACAATTTTACCAACCTGATATTTTAGAGTTTGGTATTACAAGTTTTACTTCTCCTAACGATTACCACGCACAAGCAAGAGAAGATATTGAAAGAGATTTAAGAGATAAATGGTGGGGTATCTATCAGAATAACATTACAAGAGATATTGCACACTTAGGTTCTATTGAGATGGACGGAACATTATTAACAGACGCACAATGGAAAAGATGTTCTGTATTTAAAGTTATAGGCTTCTATGCAACTCCACAATTAACAAAGTTTAATAGTGATGATAACAAAGACAGATTCCAAGTAATGTTAGACTACTACCAACAAGCATATCATGCTGAGTTTGGTGCAGTATTAAGAGATGGTGTTGAGTATGATGATAATAATGATGGCACTGTAACTACTGCTGAGAAAGAACCTTACGAAAGACTAAGACTTATCCGATGAAGATTACACCTAAGATTGATGATCGTAGGTTAAGAAAAAAATTAGATCAGCAAATAAGAGATAATCCTAGACAAATACAGAAAGCTTTAGGCAGAACTGCTGAATTCTTAATGGGTTTAATTAAACAAAGAACTCAAAAAGGTAAGGACGCAGACGGAAGAAGCTTTAAACCTTACACACCTGAGTATAAAGCATTTAGGCGAGAAAAAGGCAGACAAGCAAGTTTTCCTGACCTTAATTTTAAAGGCAATATGTTATCTAACATGACTCAAAAATCTACACCTAAACAAGCTATATTATTCTTTGCTAGTAAAGCACAAAACATTAAAGCAGTAGCCAATCAAAAGAAAAGAACTTTTTTTGCAGTTGGAGATAAAGAAAGCAAGACTTTAATTAATTTCTTTGCTAAAGAGTTTAAAAAGGTTTCTAAATTAATATGAGCATAAGAGAAAACATAGCTGAAAATATTATAACTGTATTGAGTGCAGTATCATCTCCTATTACTTTAAAGAAAGTAACTAGAGAACCATTTGATGTGGACGAACTTTCAGAACAACAATATCCAGCAGTATTTGTTCAATCAGGTAATGAAACAAGAACAGATGAAACTATGACCTCAACAAGTGTTACAAGACAAGGAGTTGCAGACTTTGTTATTGTAGGATTTGTAAAAGGAACAGACACCAATATTGACACAAAAAGAAATCAACTAATTTCAACGATTGAAACTGCACTAGAATCTGATAGAACACGAGGTGGGTACGCAAAGATAACTCAAGTCGTGGAAGTTTCTACAGACGAAGGTACTTTGTTTCCTATCGGTGGAATACGAGTAGTAGTAAGGGTCATGTACACTTACACTGCTGGTACACCTTAACAACTAACAACGGAGAACAAACATGGCAACTCACACAGGAAGTGAAGGAACTATCAAGGTTGGCTCAGATACTTTGGGCGAACTAAGGTCTTTCTCACTAGAAAGCACTGCTGAAACTATTGAAGATACTTCAATGGGAGATTCAAGCAGAACATACAAAGTTGGACTAAAAGCATTTTCAGGCTCAGCTTCTGTATTTTTTGACGAAGTAGATACAGGTCAAGTAGCTTTAGTAGTTGGTACTGAAGTAACACTTAACCTATATCCTGAAGGTGCAACCACTGGAGATACATATTTCACAGGTAGTGCAATTATTATTGGTAAAACTATTAATTCATCTTTTGATGGAATGGTTGAGTCAGAAATTTCATTTACTGGAACTGGTGCATTAACTGAAGAAACAGCAACTTAATAGATAAGGAGAAGGTAAGAACATGAGTGTAATAGATAGAGTTAAAGATCATTTTGAATCGCAAGGGGTTAAAACAGTTAATGTTGCCGAGTGGGGCGAGGAAGGACAACCTCTAGTGATTTATTCAAAACCATTTACTTTAGCAGAAAAAAGAAATCTGTTTAAAGGTGCTAAGAATGACGACTTGGGAGTTTTGGTAGATGCTATAATGTTAAAGTCAAGAGATAAAGACGGAAACAAAATTTTTAAGTTAGATGATAAACACACCTTACTTAACAATGCTGACCCTGAAGTTATTGCAAGAGTGGCTACAGAAATACTTAATACGACTTCATTAGAGGAAGCCGAAAAAAAGTAAGATACGATCAAGAGTTGTTTTCCATACTTACTCTTGGGGAAAGATTAAAAAAAAGTATGGAAGAAGTGTTGGCTATGACAGAAGAAGAATTCTTTTACTGGATAGCTTATTTTAAAGTGAAGGCAGACAAGGAAAAGTTATATGGCACAAGAACGAGTCCAAATCCGCCTAGACGCAGTAGATAATACCAAGAGAGCATTAAGTGGATTAAGAGGTGGATTAAATAAAGTTAAAGCTTCTGTATTTAATTTAAGAAATGCTTTTATTGGTATTGGTGCTGGTCTTGCAATTAAGGGATTCGTCAATGCTGGTATTCAAATTGAAAATCTTGGGGTACAATTAAAAGCTTTACTTGGTTCTGCTAAAGCTGGACAAAAGGCTTTAAAACAAGTTACTGATTTTGCAAAAAATACTCCTTTTGAATTATCTAATATTCAACAAGGTGTAAGTTCACTAGCCACTGTTAAAAAAACAGCAGAAGAATCAGGTGTATCTTTTGAAGAATTATTAAAAATAACAGGTAATACAGCAGTTCAATTAGGTGGAGATTTTGCTTTAGCTTCACAACAAATTCAAAGATCATTTAGTGCTGGTATTGGTTCAGCAGACTTATTTAGAGATAAAGCTGTTACTGCTATGGCTGGATTTCAATCAGGTGCAAAATATAGTGTAGATGAAACAATTAAAAGATTAAGAAAAGCATTTGGTACTGGTGGCGAATTTGGAATGCTTACTGAAGAACTTGCTGAAACTTTATCAGGAACAGTATCCAATTTAAAAGATGGTTTTTTTAATTTTCAAGTAGCTGTTAGTGCTGGTTTTTTTACAGAACTTAAAAAAGAATTAGGAGATTTAAAACAATTTATATCAGACAATGACAAAGAACTTAAAGAGTTTGGAGTAAGTGTAGGTCAAGGTTTATCAAGAGCCATTACTGCTTTAGGTAAAGCAGTTAAATTTGTAGCTGATAATTTTGATTTCTTTAAAAAGACTTTAATAGCTATTATTGCAGTTAAAATAGCTTCATTTATATTTTCTTTAACCAATGCAATGGTTGGATTAAATTTTGCTATGTTAGCTAATCCTTTGTTTATGGGTGCTTTAGCAGTGTCATTAGTAGTTACTGGAATAATTAGCATAACCAATGCTATGAAAGATGCAAAAGTAGCAACAGACAAATGGGCAAGAAGTTTAGGGGAAATTGACCTTGATGCATTTGACAAGGCAATGGGAATGACAAAACCAGAACCAATTAAAGGACTTCTAGCTACAGATAAACCAATAGGAACTTTTCTTGACGATGAAGATGATAAACAGGGTGGCGATCCTAGCGGTGCGTCTAAAGCACTAAGCAAAATGGAACAATTTGGAAAAGCTATTCAAAAAATAAATGACGAACAAATGAAAAAATTAAGCGAATCATTTAATAATATTGCAGAAACACTTGCTAAAGGAATTTTTGTTTCAATAGATGCTGTGTCTAAAGCATTAGCAGAATCAATCATATTAGGAAAAAACTTAGGAGAAACTTTTAAGACATTTGTTCAAGGTGCAATAGTTAATGCATTAAGTTTTCTAATTAGTTTTATTGTTAAGAAGTTGTTTTTATTAGCACTTGAAAAGTTATTTCCTGATATATTTAAAAAGCAAGTTGATTTAGAAAATAAAAAACTAGGAACTATGAAAAGACAAACTGGCGAATTAATGAAACAAATAGCACTTCAAGCTATTTTATCTGCTCTTGGTGGTGGTTTTAGTTTTGGTGCAGAGGGTGGTGGAGTTAAAAAAGAAAATAGAGCAAATGGCGGAAGCACTAGAGGTATGAACCCTTACATAGTTGGAGAAAGAGGAAGAGAATTGTTTATTCCTTCTTCTGATGGAACAATTGTACCAAATCACGAAATGGGTGGTTTAGGTTCAACTAATATTAATTTTACAGTACAAGCAACAGATGTTAAGGGAGTTCAGGAGTTATTGATTGACAATAGAGCAACAATAACAAATATAATTAACACAGCTTTAAACCAAAAAGGCAAACCAGCATTAGTATAATATGAGCGGACAATTTCCTACATCTCCAGTTGCTAATTCAGCAAACATTAGATCACTTCAAAGAACTATTGTTAGTGTAACTACTTCAGGAAGAAAACAAGCTAGACAAATTGACGGACAAAGATTTGCAATTACTTTAGATTTTCCACCAATGACTAGAGCAGAGTTTGCACCTATTAAAGCATTTATAATGAAACAAAGATCACAGTTAAATAATTTTACAGTTATTCCACCTATTGTATCAGATGCACAGGGTGTGGCTTCTACTGTTATCTCAACTGATGCTTCCATATCTGCTGGTGCTACTACTTGCACAGTAGATGGCATGACAGTTTCTACTAACGGAATATTGAAAGCTGGAGATTACTTTAGATTCACAGGACAGGAAAAAGTTTATATGGCAGTAGAAGATTTAAATGCAGATGGTTCAGGAGAAGGAACACTAACATTTGAACCACCTTTAAGATCAGATGTTACAGATGACACAGTTTTAATTTATGATGATGTTGATTTTACTGTTACCTTAGTAAATGATGTTCAAGAGTATAATTTAGGAGTTCAAGGTTATTACAGTTACGAAATTGATGTAGCAGAGAGTTTATAATGGCTAGAGGATTAACGACAGCAGTTAATAATGAACTTGCTACAGACGCATTAAATCCAGTTACTTTACTCTATCTTAATGTTGGTTCAGGTTATAGATTTACCGATCATTATAAAAACATAACTTACGATTCTAATACCTACACAGCTTCCTCTTTATTATTAGGAGTTACTTCAACTTCTGAATCTTCTGAGATAACAGTAAGTAATTTAACTTTACAATTTACTGGTGCAGATCAAACCATCATATCTTTATTTTTAAACAATCAATATTTAGAAAGAGAAGTAGAAGTTTATAAAGGCTTCTTAGATGCTAACCAAGCTGTAATTGCTGACCCATTTTTATTATTTAAAGGTAGAGTAGAAAGCTTTGGTATCAATGAAACTTTAGATAGTTCTGATGTAGATATTGTGGTTACTTCTCATTGGTCAGACTTTGAAAAAATAGAAGGAAGAAAA